AGAATATATATGCAAACAGATGAATGGAGATATTGATGACAAATAACCAGATTAAAGCCCTAGTTGAGCGAATCGAGGCGCTTGAAGACGAAAAAGCCCTCCTCGCCCAAGATATCAAAGAAGTCTATGCAGAAGCCAAAGGTAATGGCTTTGACCCAAAGATCATCAAAAAGATCGTCGCCCTGCGCAAACAGGATGCTCAGAAGCTCAAAGAGGAACAAGCCCTCATCGCTACCTATATGGATGCATTGGGCATGCTTGCAGATACCCCATTGGGGCAGGCGGCCATGAAGTCGGTTGCATCCAGCGTTGATGATGACGGTTTTTAAATGGTAAACAACTGGGGCGGTTTGTGATATGATCGCCCCAACTTAGGGTTTGGACATGAGCGAAGCGGCCAAAGTAAAGCGGCCTGTTGGTAGGCCTACGAAATATAAGCCTGAGTATTGCGAGCGTGTAATTGCGCTAGGCAAAGAGGGTTATAGCCACGCAGAATTGGCCGCCGATTTGGAGGTTGATAAAGCTTCTATGTATCGTTGGGCCGAAGAACATGAAGATTTTCGCACTGCCTTACACGCGGCCAAGACTTACGAGCAAGCCTGGTTCGAGCGCGAGGCCCGTTCAAACATGAAGAATCGGGACTTCAATGCTAATCTTTGGTATCGCTCGGCGGCCTCTCGCTTCCGCGAAGATTACACTGAGCGCAAAGAGACGCAGCTCACTGGCGCCAATGGCGGCGCGGTCCAGGTAGAAACAAAATCAAAGATAGATGTTAAAGCGCTTGATCCAGATCAGCGTGAAGCATTGAAGAATTTGCTGCTTGCGGCAAAGAAGGAAGGGGCAAACAAATGAATGAAGATGCGCACATTGCAAAAATGTCTGAAGCCACAAGGAAGTTGTCAGACTGCATCTTGAGTTTGAACTTATCGTCGGCTGAGGTTGTCGATGTTCTTGCCGTCATCCTATCAGATGTAATCGGTCAGACTGTTACAGAAAAATCTGCAATCGCGCCAATCATGGATTTTGTTAATAATCGCGTTAATCAAATGATCGAGGTTTATGAAGAAGCCGGCTTGCCGGCTTGGGCCAGGAAAAACGATTCGTGAGTGAAGAATCTGAGGGCGACGGCGAAAATATCAGATGCGCAACAGCTGACGTTCTCAACGTGCTACATGAATTAAATGATGCCAATGAGGCAATGCAAACACTAATTTCAGCAATAGTATATATCTTGTGCAATAATGTCAGAACAGAAGCCGAAGCCAGATCTGCTTCATCCAGAATATCTTTTGTCATTAACGAAACAATGAGCGCCGCACAAAAACAGGGCGCGACTATTTGGCATGATGGAACATGGCAATAGATACAATTGATCTATCAGAATTTGGGACAGATGCAGATCGATTGTTATTCGATATAGAGAAAGCGCAAGCTGAAGACAGCTTGTCTGAATTTATCAAACAAGCCTGGGAAGTCATCGAGCCAGGGCAGCCTTATGTTCACGGCTGGCATATTGATTTCTTGTGCGAGCATTTAGAAGCAATCACATATGGTTTAGAGCGCGAAGACGGCTCAACGTATAATCGCCTACTGATCAACATTCCTCCAGGCACGATGAAATCGCTAACCGTCAATGTCTTTTGGCCGGCTTGGGAGTGGGGGCCACAAGACATGGCGCATTTGCGCTATGTTTGCGCCAGCCACAGCCAAGAGCTCGCCATCCGCGATTCAACAAAGATGCGTCGGCTGATCGAATCGGAATGGTATCAAGAGCGTTGGGGAGATCGCGTCAAACTGACGCGAGATCAAAATCAAAAGACCAAATTTGAAAACGACAAGACGGGCTTTCGCCAAGCTGTTGCAGCCGGCTCAATAACCGGCGCCAGAGGCGATCGAGTTATTATTGACGATCCTCATAGCGTCGAGGGCGCCGCATCTGATCAGCAGCGCCAGTCAACGATCGAATGGTTCCTAGAAGCGGTTCCAACGCGCCTCAACAACCCAAAAGAAAGCGCCATAGTCGTTGTAATGCAGCGCCTCCATGAGGGCGATGTAAGCGGAATCATTATTGATAAAAATCTAAATTACGATCACATCATGCTGCCGATGCGATACGATCCTTCACGCGCAGCTTCAACAGAGCTTGGCCTAGAAGATCCGCGCACAGAAGAGGGCGAGCTCCTGTTCCCGGCGAGATTTCCAGAAGATGTCGTCGATCGAGATGAGCGCGTCATGGGAACATATGCGACGGCTGGTCAGTTCCAGCAATCTCCAACGCCAAGGGGTGGCGGCGTTATCAAGACAGAGTGGTGGCAGCTTTGGGATCGAGAGGCCTACCCGCCATTTGACTATGTTGTCGCGTCTCTCGACACTGCTTTTACAACTAAGCAGGAAAACGATCCAAGCGCGATGACAGTCTGGGGTATTTGGTCTGGCGGGGATCAGACAGCGCAGATAACCAGAGTGCCAACGTCTGACGGCGAGATGATGACGCTTCTCAACAGGACCTACACAGAAGAGCACCCCAAGGCCATGCTAATGTATGCATGGGCAGAGCGCCTTGAGCTCCATGATCTGGTGATTAAAGTTCAGGAGACGATGGATCGATACAGCGTCGATAAGCTGCTTGTCGAGAATAAAGCTTCAGGCCCAAGTGTAGCCCAGGAGCTACAACGCCTCTACAGTCATGAAGATTTTGCCGTCCAGCTCATTGACCCCAAGGGCCTCGACAAGCTGGCGCGTCTTTACAGCGTTCAGCATTTCTTTGCCGAAGGTCTGATCTATGCGCCCGATCGGTCCTGGGCCGATATGGTCATTACGCAGGTGTCGCAGTTCCCGAAGGCCAAGCATGATGATTTATGTTTTGTGGCGGGGACAATGATTGAAATGGCTGATGGGTCTTTGAAAGCAATTGAATCAATCATCGCAGGAGATGCTGTCTCAACGCCATTTGGCGGTGCAGTTGTTTCCGCCGCTGGTATGACTTCTAATTTTGCAGAAACGTGGCGCGTTGATTTTGATAAAGGATGGATAGAGGGAACGAAAAATCACCCAATAATGTCCAATGGTAAATGGATGCCATTACATTGTCTGTCCGCTGGAGACATGCTAGAGTTGTCGTATCCAAATAATGGAATGACATCATGGTTTTCAAAAGTGATAAATTGGTTGAGGTGGAAAGCGTTTATTTCAACGGATACAAATATAATAGATACCCGCAATCAAAAAATCCGGCGCATAGAAGATATTTTGCGCGTTCAGGGGCTCGCCTTCATAGGGATGTGTGGAAATACTATAACGGCCCTATCCCAGATGGTTTCCAGATTCATCACATTGACGGCGATACGCTCAACAATGCCATTACAAACCTTGAATGTTTGCCATTCAAAGAGCATCGAAAAAAGCATGTCGATGAATATATTGAAAGAGGCAAATCAGAGAAGCGAATTGAGCATCTTCGAAAAATTAGGAATGCTGCATCTGCCTGGCATAAGAGCGAAGAAGGACGAGCTTGGCATAGAGAACACGCAAAAAATACAATTAAGAAACCAGGCGCAGCAAAGCCGTATAGCAAAAGCTCTTACTCAGGGAAGTGTGAATGGTGTGGCGCATTATTTACCGCTCTGTCTCCTAGAAAAATTTTATGCAGCAATATGTGCGCTTGTTCCAAATCAAAATACTTGCTTGGTAAAAGCAGTCATGTGCACCAATACTTCAAAGCAAGTATACAATCTGACCGTTGATGGAGCGCATTGCTATTACGCGAATGGTATTTTGGTGCACAATTGCGATACTGTTTCGATGGCCATCAGCTATATGCGCCGATCTGGCTTGCTAGTCAGGAATGCAGAATGGACGGCAGACCTAGATCAAAGTAGATTGCATGTAGGTGGCCAAGAAGAGCCGCTTTATCCAGTTTAGTAGGAAAGCATATGCGTATTTTTGCAAATGCGACGGTCGATATTATCGAGCCGCCGCCAGCCCACGGCCACGGTCTGGGGAAATTCAAAGTCACTGTCTGGGGTAAGGAACCGCATGATTTCGTGCGTATCTATGAAATACAGGCAAAAGAGGATAATATAGCCGCTCGCGAAGGCATAGACCGCTTTGTCGAGGATATCGGCCAGCTTCTCGCTAAAGATAAGGAAATTTG